ATGTCGTGGGGGATCAGCGAACTGCCGCCAACGTGTGGTGTGATCGCGTTCATTTACTTCGTCCTCAGTGAAAGAGAGGGCGGCGCGTTGCCTAACTCGCAACCCTCAACGGTCAGACCCGATTTCAGGGCACTCAGGATCGTGGATTTATCGGGCTTCCGCTCGGTCCTGACGTAAATGTCCGGGATGGCGTCTTCATCCGTCACGATGACGCTCGGCTGTCCCGCGCGGACGGACGCCGTCATGTCGGGCAACTCCACCTTGGTTCGTCCCATCGCGTCCATGATGGCGAAGGCGGTAGCGCGCATGGTTTCGTTTCGCCTGAGGTAACGGGCTTTGCGCGCCTGCATATCCTCGATCTGTTCAGCGGCGGCGTCGGCCATCGACTTGCTGTGCCGGGCGGCGCGGAGCGTGCGGGCGAGGATCAACTCAACGTCGCCTTCCTCGGGGCCGAGTAGTTCGGACAATGCCGCCTCGTCGTGGGCGAGTTCTGAGTCCTCGGCCAGCAGACGGGAACGCGCCGCCATCCACGCGGCGAGCGCCTGCTCGACCCTGTAGCCGCTCGGAGCGTCGCTCATGCCGCCCTCCGTTCCACCGTCTCGACATCGACGTCCGCCAGCGCCGCGCGCAGCAGCGTGTCGCGTATCGCGGCGATGCACCCCCGATGAGTATCCTCATGGAGCCGATGCTGTGTGGCGCACTCAAGTTCAAGCAACATCATCTTGATGTCGTAAGCCGTCAGCTTGTTCATAGCAGCGCGTCCGCTTTCTGCTCGGCGGCGTGAACGTCGCACCAGGCCGCCCCATCGACCCACTCGGTCGCGTCGGCGCGGCACTTCCAGCCGTTACACTCAAGCGGGACCTCGCCCGAGCCCTCGCACGTCTCGCAGCGAAACGCCTTTGCCCACGGGTCGTTTGGATGGTCATGCGTGATCTGCCCGCAGCCGCGGCAGTCGTCGCATTCAATGAGGAGTGGAGTCGGCATGTCGGTATCCCTTGTTGGTGGGTCGCTTCTATCAACCCATTTTGGGGACGTCAACCCATTTTGGGGATTGACCCAACCTCTTTTGGGTATATGTTTCCGCCATGAGCATATCTGAAATCATTGACGCGCTCGGCGGCCCATCGGTAGTCGCTCGCGCTCTCGGCCAGCCGGTGACGACCGTAGCGAACTGGGCTGGACGCAACAGAATCCCCGGTTGGCACCACGCCGCGATCGTCAGGATATCAGGCGGCCGGTTTACAGCTGACCAGATAGACGCGGCCCATGACGACTCCATGGCCGCGTGATGACCCCAGAATACCTCAACTTCCTGGCGTCCAAGGCACCGCGCGCGGCGGCCGAGCGCGAAGACTGTTGCATGACCAACAGCATGGGTCCGCGGGTGAAAGAACCCGCGCTGATGAGCCTCGGTAAAGGCGAAACCCAAAGGAGCAATCTCTATGAGTGACTCAATCTCTAAAGGCCGGCCGTCCCCGCTACCGGCAACCGTCGCGGATCTCATGGCGCACCGTAACAAGATCGCGCCGCCTAACCTCAACGACAATGTCGAACGCCTTTACCTCGAACTGTATCCAAACGTTGATTTCCAACGTTTACTTGATGCCGTCTACAGCGAAGACGCGAAGGAAGGATCGCTATACGCCGACGATCTGTTAGCGGCGAAGATGATCCGCGAGCAAGCCGAAGGCGTTGGCAATGATCCGTATGTCGCCGCCAAGAAACTGGCGACGATCGTTCGCGCGCTCCACACCGTTCTGGCCCGTTACGACCTGACACGGAAAGCGCGCGCGCAAAAGGTCGGTTCCGTCTCGGTTCCCGACGCCGCCTGATTTCAGCATGGGGCGGTCGCGAAACGGCCGCCCCAACGGAGCATCACAAATGACACCATACCCCATTCACCCAGCCTGTTCAGCGTGGCCCGCCATGAGCGAAGCCGCGTTAAAAGAACTGGCGGCCGACATAAAGACCAATGGACAACACGAACCCGCCACGATCACGCCCGATGGAATGCTTCTGGACGGTCGAAACCGGGAAGCCGCCTGCGCGCTAAACGGCATCGAACTGAAGACCGTTGTTTATGAAGGCGACCCCATCGCCTTTAGCATCAGCAAGAATAAGCACCGACGCCATATGGATAAAGTCTCGCTGGCGTTCGTTGGTGCGGAACTAGCGAAATTGAAGCCAGGATCTAATCAGTTTCAAACAAGACAAGAGGATGTTGCAGATGCAACACCCTCGGAACAGATCGCGAGAGAGATCGGTGTTTCTCGTAATGCGATCCAGAACGCCAAGGCGATCGTCGATGGCGGCACGGCCGAAATCATCGACCTCGCGAAATCAAAACGTGTTGGACTGCGTTCCGCCGCAGACTACGTGCGCCACACCCCGAAAGAGGAACAGGTCGCCGACCCCACCATCATCAAAGGCGGCACACGCACGCCAAAGCGCGACGAAGCCCGGCCGGCGATCCGCGCGAAACTGGAAAAGGGCGAACCGTTCAACGTGCCCAGCCTAATGGCCGAACTCGGCATGAGCGGCCAGCCGATTATGATCGCGGAAGCCTACGAACGCGGCCGACTGGAGGCGATGAACGTGCCGCTGACGGCGCGACAGGAACAGGCGGTCGAACGGGCGACCAAAGCCGCGATGAAAGACCTCGCCGACAAATTCGACCAGATCGTCGCCGAGGAATTACAAAAGCACCTGAAAAAACGTGACGCGGATGACGTGCTCGCGGTCGAGCAGGCGCGGGAAGTGCTGTCGCACAACAGCGGACGCCTACGCCCGCCGCTTAATCCACAGGAGTTCGCGACCGTTCTCTGGGCGCTGCATCCTGATAATCAGTCCGAAACGAAAGTCGCCGAGGCGTTCATCATAATACGCCGCAAGAAACACATTCTCTGTGACGCCGGGCCGATCGTTCGCAAGAGCCCGCCGCTGCCCCCCGTGCCGGTGCGGAAGACGGCGCGTCGTGGCTGACGCCGGCCCCCGCCTCTGCGTCAACTGCGCCCACTGCGCGACGATCAACAGCACGGTCGCGGTCCTGACTTATTACGAATGCGACCACCCGTCATCGGTCGTCCACCCGGCGGTCAACCTCGTTACGGGCGCGTCACTCAGGCATTCGACGCGCCGTCTGTGCAGCGAGGCGCGCGGCGGTCTCTATGGCCCGGAGTGTGGCGCCGCCGGGCGGTTCTTCGAAGCTCGCGAACCGCGTGATCCATCCTTCCTCGAGGTGACGGGGTTGGACCAGGAGGCATGATCACCATCCACAAACACAGAGGGAAACTCACACATGAAACGCTTACTCGCCACCACCGCCATCGTCGCGGGCGCGCTTTGGTTCGCGCCTACGGCCCGCGCCACGCTGATCACCTCCATGGCCCAGGAAAGCGGGTCGAACACCGTCGTCGCGACCGACAACGGCGTCACGACCAACATCAACATCGCGGCAGGCACTCTCGTTACACTGGGCGGTGGGCTGTTCAACGTCAGCGGCGCGTCGTTTCAGATGGCGGCTACGTCAATTGACGCGGCAATCACCGTCTCTGGCGCGATCCTCCAGCACTACTCCGGGACTTTCTGCGTCAGTTCGATCGCCGGATGCGGTGGAAACTTCTTGAGTGGCGTGTTCACCGACGCGGCGTTCGGCGCTTCGGGCGGCGCGGGTCTGGTCATCCAGGTCAGCAGCCCGCCCGATAGCCTCGTGCTGACTTCCAACATCGTTCCGGCGGACCTGCTGCTCGATCCGTCCAGCTTCAATCTTACCTTCGTCAACCTGGGACCGGCGCTGCATACCACCAGCGCGGGCATCGGAGCCTCCACCATCGGCGCGTTCACGGCATCATTCACGGGTGACGTGTCGGCCTCGGCGGTTCCCGAGCCACTGTCGCTCGCCGTCCTCGGCGTCGGCTTGCTCGGCCTCGGTGTCGCGCGTCGCTCACCCTTTCGCCGCACCTGACAGCATCCGCCCCTGTCCCCCACCGGGGCCGATCGCCTGGCGCACGTCACGCGCTCACCACTCCAACTTCCCCTCGGCTCGGGCAACGGGCCGGGGGGCTTTTGAGGCGCTGAGATGAACCACGCCACCCGCCTCGCCGGGCTTTCCGACGACAACGGCGATCTGACCCGCGCGCCGTGCCCGTCGTGCCGCGCCTCGACCTCCGACGTGACCGACAGCCGCGCATGGCACGGGCAGGTCAAACGACGCCGGAAATGCCGCGCCTGTCAGCATCGTTGGAGCACGCTGGAAGTGCCCTTCGATGTCACCAACACGCGGGAATTTCACATCATGGAGGCGAAGCTGCGGCGACTGGCGGCGGAAGCCACTGAGATGGCGGACGCGCTGCGGGGGCTCGCGGAACTCGTGCCGACAAAAGGCGAGGGGTGAAATGGCCGCATCGACATGGGCATCGCCCGAGATCGACATGCGCATTGTCGAACTCAAGCAAAAGGGCGTTTCGCACACACAGATAGCGGTGGCGATCTGTCACGAGTTCAAACCGACGTGGGTCAACAAGAACATGGTGCTCCGTCGCGCCAGGACGATCCTCGGCATCGACCGGGGCGAGAAGGCCGCGAACGAACGGCTCGAACGCAAGCGCGCGGCTGAGCGGGCGGCGCTGGAACCCAAGGCGCCGAAGACGCGGCCGATGGCGATGCCGCCGCCCACCGTGACGTTGCCGCCGCTGGCGAGCGCGCTGGCGCCGTGGCCCGTGGTGGCGCCGTCGCCGCCTCCTCCACCGCCGCTCGGGAATGGCAAATGCGCGTTTCCGCTGTGGGAAAACGGCGCGCCGATCAGCCACGAGTATTGCGAAAAACGCACGCCGCTCGGGAGCAGTTGGTGCCCGTCGTGCAGGGCGATTGTCTACCACCGCGTCTCCACGAGGGCGGCATGACCGCCGCGCGCCCCCGCAACGTGCAGCGCGAATGGTCGTTACAACGAAGTATCGTCGTCTATCTCTCAAAAGCCCTGCCGCCAACAGCATACTTTACATCGATCGACATCGGCTCCGCTGGCTCAGCGCAGGCGGGGCAATTACGAAAAGCGAGGGGCGTGAAGCCGGGGATTGCTGATGTTTTGATAGCGTATCTAGGCGCGACGCTCTGGCTGGAAATCAAGAGCGGGACACAACTGTCCGAACATCAGAAGCTATTCCGCGATCAGGTCATGGCCAACGGTCATTGCTGGGCGCTCGCCAGATGTCCCGAGGACGTGGAGCAGGCGTGCCGCGACGTGGGCATTCCGTTGCGGGCGAGTTTCACCCAGATCCACCAACGCATCGCCGAGCAGAACGAACGCCTCCCCGCGAAGCGCAAGCGCACGCCGCGACGCAAGGGCTCCGGCGGCGTCTCCGTGGCGGCCGCCCATCGCCTCGGACTGTGGAACCCATGAAGCAAGCATCCCTCCCCCTGAACCCTCCCCAGACCCGCCACGTCGCCACCGTCCGCACGCCCTCGGGCGTCGTCTACGACTTCCACGACTGGTCGCCCCTCGGCCCGCCGCTGCCGTTCGAGACGATCCCCGAATGGCTCCGCCTGCCTGGGGAACCGGGTTACCTCGAACTCGACCGATACATGCGCCGGGTCAGCGGCAAGGGAGGCGCGGGGTGAGCGTCACAATTCACCAGTATGGATCAGACAATGAGAAGGAGAGCAACCGAATCCCAAAAGGACATTCTGTTCATGGCCCAAGAGGGACTGTGCGCCGGATGTGGCGTCGAACTGCAAGAGCGGATCGAGGCCGATCACATCCAACCTTTCATCGAAAAGGGAGTAACGGAACTATGGAACATGCAAATTCTCTGCCTCCGATGCCATCGTTTGAAAACCTCCGCCGAGGCCAGTCGGCGGCGTGTCAACGCTTCAAGGACGGACTTTTAAATACGGTAGCGAAACTACCGACCGGCTATGGTAAAACGCGCGTCGCCGCTACCAGCTTCGCTATCCTGCGCGCCCTCGATGCCGTTGATGTCATGGTGATCGTGGTGCCGCAGGTGGGTCAGGCATCGCAAGCCTCGGAAGACCTCCCGCGCGACCTCGCGGGGTTGGGCATTCAAACCAAGACCTGCAACATCGGCGATAATCGCCGGCTCGCATTGCGTATGTGCCGATCAGGCGAAGCCGTCGTGTTCGTTGTCACCGTCCAGGCCATCGTTCAGTCAAGGAGCACGCTCGAAGCGATTCAGGAAATCACTGGCGGCAAGCGGTGCTTTCTGGTGATCGATGAATACCACCATTACGGAATAGACACAGCATGGTCGCGGGAGGTGCTCAAGATAGGACACGCCGCGTTCCTGGCGATGTCGGCGACGCCGGAGCGGAAAGGTGAGCAGCCGATATTTGGCGCGCCGCATGTTTCGGTCAGTTACATCGAGGCCGTGGACGAGGGCGCCGTTAAGCCGCTGAAACTTCACTCTTACAATTACCGCGTGGACTTTACCGTTCGGGCGACGGGAGAACTTCTCTCCTTCACGGTGGCGGAACTAATTGACGAAGCCGGGAATACACCGGAGCAGATCGAGAGGTGGGCCGCCGCGCGAGAGGCGAGGTGGACGCCGAAGTATGTGTCGCCACTGATCAGCCATCCGGTTGAACGACTGATCACGCTTTATGCCAACTACGGTTTTCGCGCGCAGATGATCGTTTATGCGTTGTGCTGTTCGCACGCGCGCGTGGTCTGCGAGCAGGTTCGCGCCCTGGTGCCGGAAGGCATGTCGGTGGACTGGGTAGGCACTGGCCGGGATGGCAGGACCGATGATGAAAATGAGCAAATTCTGCAACGATTTTGCCCGCCGAAAAATGGCGACGGTATTAGGCCGTGGTCGCTGCACGTTCTCGTCTGCGTCGGAATGGCCGGTGAGGGCATGGATATTTGCGATGCCGCCGAGGCGGTATTTCTGACCAGTCCCGGCATTCACAACACCGCCAAGCAAAAGATCGGGCGCCTGTCTCGCGTCGTCAAAAGGCAGATGGTCGGCAACGTCAACGTGGACGCGGCGAGCCCGTGGGCGAAATTCCCCGGACAACAGGTGATGGCGGCGCTGGACGCGACAAACGGCATCCCCGAGGCCGTGGAAGATGACGCGGAGGCGGTTAGCCACGAGCGCACCGACCGGGAATATGAACCGATCCCCGATGGTCCAATCGTCAACGTCGAGGATGTATTGCTGGTCGATATTCAAAGCGACCCCGAATACCTTTTCATCAAGGCCGAAGTAAAAGCGCAGTTCATGAGGGAGGGCCGTGACGAGCCGTATTCAGAGGAAATCGCCGCACGAGCCGCGCTTAACTACAAAAAGCAGAACGACGAACGGTTCAGCGCCACCTACCAGCGGGAGGCGGCGGCTCGGCAACTGAACGCGCGGGTGCGAAAAGTCGCCGGCCTGGCGGTTCGCCTCAGCCTGGAGCGGGGGCGGGAGATGTCCCGCGACCTGCCGGGCGATTTCATGAAGCGGATCAATCGGGCGAAACTGGGTGCGTTCGGTCCCGTGGAGGCATCCACGCCGGATGAACTGGAACGGCAGAACCACTGGGTGCGAAACCTTGAAGCCGCGCTGCTCCGGGGGGAATTTCCCTCATGGTTGTGACAACGAAATACGCTGGCGTCACTATTACTCGCGGCGCCGAGTGGCAGGACAACCTGACCAGCGCGACACCCGATCAATGGCCCGAGATCATCGCGGAGTATCAATGGTATTGTCGGCATGTATTGCCGGGTGACTGCCGCAATCTGCTCCACATGGTGCGGGAAGGAGAGGCTACCGGATGGGCCGGTTATGACGATCGGGAAACATACTTGCGCGAGGGCCTTGGGCTTGACCCGGAGGCTGTCGATTGGGCGCTGCGTGGGTTGAAGATCGTCGCGGTTGATAAACCAGTCGCGCTCAAAGAGGCCCAGAAACTAGGCAGGCACGGCGGCGCAAGACCGATACGAGATGATATCGAGCAAGGTGACAATGGCACCTTGGAAGATGCTAATACGAAACGTGGCAGTAACGCCGCCGTCTACCTCACCGCTCGGCTCAAGCGTGACGCCCCCGCCATCGCCGCCCGTCTCGCCGCGGGTGAGTTCCGATCCGCCCGCGCCGCCGCCATCGAAGCCGGGATCGTGAAACCGGAGAGCCTGCTCGCGACGGTTCGCCGCGCGTGGAAGCGCATGACACCCAGCGACCGCGAAACCTTCCTCCGGGAAATCGCATCATGACCGACACCGGCGGCGTCTCCGTGGCGGCCGCCCATCGCCTGAAGTTATGGAACCCATGAAGCAAGCATCACTCCCCATGAACCCTCCCCAGACCGTCCGCACGCCCTCGGGCGTCGTCTACGACTTCCACGACTGGACCGACCTCGGCCCGCCGCTGCCGTTCGAGACGATCCCGCCGTGGCTCCGTCTGCCTGGAGAGCCGGGGTGGATCGAACTCGACCGATACATGCGCCGGGTGAAGGGGAGCGCGGGGTGAAGCCGATCGGACCCATCGTTGAGCGTATCGAGAAGAACGTCCGCAGCCGCTTCGCTGCCGACTTCCGGCGCCTCGTCATGCCGGTGCTGGCGTTGGAGATTACCCGTCTCGCTGGCGAACTGGCCGATGATCGCCTGTCCTTTGGCGAGGCCATGGCCGAGTTGATGAGCCTCGCTCACCGCCGCGGCGCGGGATACCTCCCCGATCAGGTCCACGACGACCTGCGCGAATGGCTCAGTACGACCTTGCTCGATGAGGCGTGCCGCGCCGCGGATGTCGCCGCCTTGGTCCAGTCCCTGTTGCGCGAGCCGTCCCGCGATGCGATGCGACAGCGCATCAGGGAGTTCATCGATGATGGTTGACGAACCTCCCTCGAACTTCTTCGACCCAAAACCGAAGTCCCGGCGCAAGGCCAAAAAGCCCCCCGCCGAGGTCGTGCCCGTCCAGTACGTCAACGGCAAAGACGCCGATGTGCTCGTCATCCCGCCGCATTGCACGGACGATGCCATCGGTCTGCGCTTCAGCGCCGAGTTCGGACGCGCTCTCAAATACGTGGCCGACTGGAACCGCTGGATGATCTGGGACGGCCGGGTCTGGCGGCGCGATAACACGCTCCGGGTCTATGATCTGATCCGCAAGACCATCCGCGCGATCGGGCCGGAGGCGCCGGATGAAAGGCTCCGCGCCAAACTCGCCTCGGCCGCCACGGTCGCCGCCATAGAGAAGTTGGTCCGCTCCGATCGCCGCCACGCCCTCTCGGCGGATAACTGGGACGCCAACCCGTGGCTGCTCAACACACCCGGCGGCGTCGTGAACCTGGAAACCGGCGAGATGGGGCCGCACGACCCGGCGCACCTCATGACGAAATGCACCGCCATCGCGCCCGGTAGCGTCGAAGGCTGCCCGCAATGGCGCCTGTTCCTCGATCGCGTGACCGGCAACGATCCGCTGCTCGAAGCCTACCTGAAGCGCGCCGCCGGGTATTGGTTGACCGGTCTGACCCGCGAGCACGCCATGTGGTTCCTCTACGGCACCGGCCGCAACGGCAAAGGCGTGTTCCTCAACACGATAACGCGGATCATGGGCGACTATGCCATGACCGCATCCCCGGACACGTTCACGGCTGATGGACACGGCAAGCACCTCACCGTCCTGGCCCGCCTGCAAGGCGCGCGGCTGGTCGTCAGCCAGGAGACAGAGGAAGGCATCCCGTGGGCCGAGGCGCGCATCAAGAGCGTCACGGGTGGCGACCCGATAACGGCGAATCACATGCGGCAAGATCCGTTCACGTTCATGCCGCAGTTCAAACTCGCCATAGCCGGTAACCACAAGCCCGGCCTGAAGTCGGTCGATGCCGCGATCCGCGCCCGGCTCAACCTGACACCGTTCACCGTCACGATCCCCGCGAGCGAGCGCGATCCAGCCTTGTCTGAAAAGCTATGGGAAGAGGCTGACGGCATCCTGGCGTGGATGCTCGAAGGCTGCGCCGACTGGCGTCACGTGCGGTTGGCGCCGCCTCCCGTCGTGACACAGGCGACCGAAGAATACTTCGACAGCGAAGACATGACGGCGCTGTGGATTAAGGACTGCTGCGAGACGGGTCGCCACTGCGAGGGCCTGAGCGCGGTGTTGTTCAAGTCATGGACGGCATGGGCCATCCAGGCCGGCGAGAAGCCGGGGTCAAATAAAGCGTTCACCCGCGTGCTGGAAAGGCACGGCTTCGCAAGCGGCAAACATACACGCAACGGGATGCCAATCATGGGAATCCGGCTGCACTACGATCCACCCAGGACAGAACCCGCACATGACAGGTATTGATTCCATTGGATTATTCTATGGTGCGGCGCAGCGTGTGACGGATGTGACGGGTTTCGCATTTCACACGTGTGTCTGCGCACACGGGCGTGGGGGCGCGCGGAAATGCGTCACATACATTAATTATACTACGCGCACGCAGGCGAACAGGGGAAACACAGAACCCGTCACATCCGTCACACCGTCACATAATTGATAAATGCAATGAAAGTCCGACTAACATTCGCCGCGCGCCAACGCTTCCCCGACCTCGGCACCAGCCACGGCAAGGCCATCCTCGGCACCTTCAAATTCGAGGAGTGGACCCGCGTCGAATGGCCCGGCGACCGCACCACCTGGCTGCGCGCCGAGGATCTGGAGCCAGTCACCCAACCGGAGGAAACCAACCCGTGAGTTACCACTTCGAAATCGCCACCGAACCCAAAACAGGCGCGGACCTCGCCTCGTGCGGCGAACACCACGCCCGGTCCCTGAAATCATGCGCCGCCCGCAAACTCGCCCGCGTCCTGATCGACGCCGGGATGCCAGACGGGCCGATCGAGGCGTGGCGCGGGCCGGTGCGCTGCTACACGGCGCTTAGCCTCGCCGCGCTGTCCAGGACCACCATACAGGAGAACCCCCGTCTACGGGTCAGACGCTACACCGAGAATCCACATGCCACGCGAGAGCCATCCCGCGTTCTGGAGGAAACCGCGCCATGAACCTCGTCACGCTGCTGCTGATCGTCCTCGTCGTCCTCGTCATCGCGGGACTGCCGTCATGGCCCTACGCGCGGGCCTGGGACTACGGCTACGCGCCGTCCGGCGTGCTGGGCCTCGTGCTGGCGGTAATCCTCATCCTGATGCTCCTGGGACGCCTGTGAGGGCCGTCCCGTGCGGTGTCTGTGAGCGCCCCATCAACGCGCCGCCCAACGTCGAGGTCGCGCTATGCCGCGACTGCGCCCAACACCCCGCGCTCGTCGCCGCTTTCCGCGAAGGTCGCGCCAGACTCTTCGAACGCGAAGTGGAGACGCACCACGCGACCGCGACAGTCGCGTAATCGTAACGTGGAGCAGCGCGTGGAGCGGTAGGACTGGCGTGGAGCATTGCGTGGAGCGGTAGAGCGTGGTAGCGGGGAATGAGGAACGCACTGTATCAGGAATGAGATGCACTCATGGCCGCGCGACTCAACCCGAAGCAGGACGAGCGAGCCCGCTGTGCCATTCAAACAAGTCAGCTTGTTAATCGTCTGAACAAATTCGCGCTGGACGAGGCAAATCTCGTCGTTATGTCGAGTGATCAGGTGCGAGCCGCACTTGGTTTACTTCGCAAGACTATCCCAGATCTCGCCGTTACCGCCCACACTGGAGAAGACGGCGGGCCACTGACTATCCAGGTGATAACGGGCGTTCCACGGCGAATGATTAGCGATGACGCCTGACGAGCGCAGAGCGGAGAACCGAATACACAACACGCGATACCGTGCGCGTAAGCGGGAAAGGCGCGAGGCGGGCGACGCGGCGTCGTCTGTTGGTGCGATCGATCTGGGCTACAGGCCCCGTCCGCAGTTCGAGGACTTCCACCGTCGCAAGCAACGTTGGGCCTGCATTGTGGCGCATCGACGTTGCGGAAAGACGTTAGCAAGTCTCATGGACCTCATCGATGCGGCGCTGCGCTGTGACAAGCCAGACGCGCGCTTTGCTTTTATGTCGCCCACCTACGCAATGGCGAAAGACAGCGCGTTTCAATACCTCAAGCGATTCACGGCCGATATTCCCGGCATAGAGCAACGTGAGTCTGATTTGATGGTCATCTTTCCCAACGGTGCGCGCATCCGCCTCTATGGCTGTGAGACCTATGATCGATTGCGTGGCATTTACCTCGACGGCGTTATCTTAGACGAGGCCGGTGATATGCCGCCTCAGGCGTGGCCTCAGGTCATCCGTCCCGCGTTGTCTGACCGGCAAGGGTGGGCTGTGTTTATCGGCACTCCACGCGGTCGGAATGAGTTCTGGCGCATCCATGAGCAGGCGCGGACAGACCCGGCATGGTTCTCACTGGTTCTCAGGGTCAGCCAGACGCACCTGCTACCGGAGGCCGAGGTGGAAGACCTCAGGCGTATGCTAACGCCCGAAGCCTTCGAAGCTGAAATGGAATGCAGCTTCGATGCCGCGATCCTCGGCTCCTACTTCGGCAAGGATCTGGCCGACGCGGAAACATCCGGGCGCATTACCAGCGTGCCATACGACCCGGCGATCCCCGTGCATACCGCGTGGGATATCGGCATTGGCGACAGCACCGCCATTTGGTTTTTCCAGATCGTGCGCTCCGAGTTGCACGTCATCGATCATTACGAGGCGTCCGGCTTCGCGCTCGGTCATTACGTGGAAGTGCTCAAGTCGAAGCCGTATCAATACGGCCGCGATTACCTGCCGCACGACGCGATGGCGCGCGAGCTTGGGACGGGGCGATCGATCTTCGAGACGATGAAGGCACTGAGCGGTCGCCATCCCTGGATCGTTCGCAAGTTGTCCATCATGGACGGTATCAACGCGGCACGGGTGACGTTGGCGAAGACGTGGTTCGACGCTGGCAACTGCCACGAAGGGCTTGAGGCGTTGCGCGCGTATCACGCCGAGTTCGACGAGCGGGCTAAGGTGTTTTCGGATCGACCGAAGCATGACTGGTCAAGCCATTCCGCAGACGCAATGAGGTATATGTCCCTCGCATGGCGTGAGATCGCGCCGGACAAACCGAAGCCGCCGCCCCGCGACAGTTGGGACGCGGCGTTCAACCGCGACGCGGAAGAGTTGCGCGACTGGAGGGTGACGTGATGACTGACTATCGCACACTGAGCGGCGCGGCGTTCCAGCGCGAAGTCGGCGCCGATCCGGACAAGTGGGCCGACGCGGCGATGATCGCGGCCGAAGACCTTGGCTACAAAATCGATCGCGACTGGCTGCGGGATTTGCTCGCCGACGCCATGGAAACCGCGCGCAAACACTCAATACGAAACGTCATCGAGGGAGACGGCACATGATCCGCCTGTTAATCCTGGTCGCCCTCATGTCGCCCTCGGCGGTGTGGGCACAGGCTCCGGCCCTCACATACGAGGATCGTTCCGGCACGATCACCGCCGGCGGCACCGCCCAGGTCGTCCTGCCGGCGTGGACGGGCCGCCACGGCTGCGTGGTGCAGAACCAATCCGCTGGCAGCCTGTGGGTGTCCGAGACGGCGACAGCGGTCGCCGGACCGCCGTCGATCCTGATCCCGGCCGGTCAGCAGTTCTTGTGCATGTCTCCCGCGTCCGGTCAGGCGTATTCGATCATCGGCGCGACCACGGCGCAGGCGTTCGCGGCGCGTCAGTGGTAATCAGCAAGCGATCATTGCTGTTGGCCGGCGCCGCGTTTCCCGCGTCGGCGTTCGCGCAGTGCGTCATTAACGCGCCAGCCGTGGATGCGTGCCTCGGCGGCGTGCGGAACGCCGGACCGGCCGGGGCGACGCTCGACCTCAATTTCATGTTTCCGGGTTCGCTCGATCCGCGCATCACGTTCACCCGCGCGAGCAGCGCGACATACACCGACGCATCCGGCGTGATCCAGACGGCGGCGATCAACGCGCCACGCTGGGATTACGCGGGTGGATCGTTACGCGGGTTGCTGATCGAGGAGGCGCGAACCAATCTCGTTGTGAACAGCGTGACGTTCGCCGGCTGGTCGCCGCTTCAGGCGACGTTCACGAACGCGGTGGGCGTGGCACCGGACGGAACCACATCCATGGCGAAACTGGCCGAGGATGCGACCAATAACTTTCACACGATGATCCAGGTTTATACCGTTACGGCATCGGCGAGTTATACATTCTCGGTATATGCCAAAGCGGTTGAGAATCGTTACCTGATCGTTGCGATGGACGATAATGCGGCCGCTGCCGCGCGTGCGACATTCGATTTGCAGACAGGCACGATAACCGCGAGTGGGTTGTCCGGAGGCGGCACGTATCTGGGCTCGTCCATGCGGTTGGTGGGTAACGGCGTTTATCGTTGCTCGGTAAGTGGAACGGTCGGCGCCTCGACGACGCTCCGAGGTGTCCTCAGTCTCACGAACAGTGGCGCGATCAATACGTTTCCTGGCTATCAAGGGGTGGCTGGTAACGGCGTGTTGGTCTGGGGCGGCCAGATCGAACAGGGCGCGTTCCTCACCGGCTACATCCCCACGACATCGGCAACGGTAACGCGGGCGTTCGATAATTGCTCCCTCTCGCCCGCGAACATGGCGCCGTGGTTCCTGGCTGCCGCCGGATCGTGGTTCGCTGAGTTCATCGATAATGTTCCGGCGGGCGGCACCAGCCCGCGCATCATTGGTCCGAACAGCGCGGGTGTGACGCCGCTCTGGGCTTCAACGGGACTGAATTTGTCATCGTTCGACGGAGCGGTGTTGGCCGACCCCGCGCCGCTGATTGTTGTCGGTGCCGTTACCAGGGGCGTTTCAGCCTGGGCAGCTGGGACAGGCCGACTATGCGTCAATGGCGGCGCGGTCTTTTCCGGTGCTCAGGTGACCGGCTTCTCCTCGCTCGCATCGACGGGCGTCAGCTTCATGGGTGGCAATCCCGGCGTGGTGAATGAGACCATGACTGGAGCCATTCGCCGCGTTTCTTACTGGCCGCGTGTTCTGTCCGACGCGGAGATGCAGCAGGTGACGACGTAATGGGCTCATTCTTGGTGATGAAAGGGGCTAAACTCTCCATGGATGCGGATCGAGGCTTCGCGATATACGGCGTGGGCTTCCTCAGCGGTATCGAATGTGCCGAGAAAACATCTCTCTCCCCCGTGATCTCGGATATTCGCAAGAAACCGCCGGTTGCGGCTTTTGGTTACGCCAACAAGACCGGAAACTCCGACTTTCTTAATCATATTCCTGTTGTTCTGGAGCATGGTTACCGACCGTATATTTTCCAACGTGTTGTTCGTTCTGTCGCGATCTTTGTGGTCGATCCATTCAGGATCGATTCCATGGTGCATTTTGTAAATAATGCGGGAGACATAAAAACGGCGGCTTTGAAGACATACCTGCCAGTAACCTTTCGCGGACACCCGTCCAGCGATGTGACCCGCCCACCTCGAGTTCCACAACATGAAACTTCGGAGGCTTGTGAAGTGCTCACGCGGCCGACGACGCCAGCGAAGTTCGCCGGTAGAGGATTCATATTCGAAGCACTGGTGAAGATACTCCGCCGATGGCAGGGTAATCGAAGCCTTGGGCATGGGTCATATCCTTGCTTTTGGTCAGGATGCGCGAGGGCGTTCGTAGCGCCCTCCGCACCCGCTGGAGTGTAGCACATGCCTCCAGGTTATCCATGGCAAATCGGCGACGCCTTGCTCGCCACCGATCTGAACGATGCCATCGCTGGCGCTGGATCGGTTGGTGGCGCCGTAAACGTCTTAGATCATGGCGCCGACCCAACCGGCGTGCTGGACAGTTCCGACGCCATCAACGCGGCGGCGGCGGTGGTTTCGTCTGGGAGCACGCGGCACAGGGCGGTCTATCTTCCGACAGGCGTCTACCGGGTGAACAAGCAGATCAATCTCTCCGCCAGCCAGGGCCTCGTGGGCGATACGCGCGGCTCGTCCGTGCTCTATGTGGATGACAGGTTCGATCCGGCCGCCACGTCGGTCATCATGTGCACGTCGGGCGGCTTCGATCCCGGCCCCGTGCTACGGGATTTCGGCGTCACGTTCCAACAGCCCTCGGATCAGGGATCACGCGCCAACTTCAAGACGCTGGCGGCGGGCGGCACTTCGTCCACGGGCGGGACCGGCGTCAAATATCCGTGGGCCATCGCATCCGGTAGCGACAGTTTTCGTATTCAGTGCATCCGCGTGCGGATCGGCGGCGCCTGGGACGGCATCACCACCAACAACCACAACACCGTATATTGGCTCGACGATATCGAGATGGGGGCGCTCGATTGCGGCGTCTCGATAGGCGAGGGCGCGGCTGGCGGCGTGATGGATTTCTGCCACATCTCTGGCTACCACTTCTGGAACTTCGACCTGGGTGGTTCGCTGTTCAATGTATTCAAGGATGGTCAGACACAGGCGCTGCGCGTGGGACGCTGTGACGGGCTGGATGTCCGCGGCCTGACCTGCTTCTTGGGCCGGGTGATATTCACCGGCGAGAACGGCGGCTACACCATGTGCCACATTACCAACGCCATGATGGACGGAGTGCAGTCGTATATAGAGGTCAACTCCGGTGGCGTTGGTCATCTCAATATAAGCAACATTTATACCACGGCGGGGACTGAACGGGTGCGGCCGTTCCTGAACATCAATGGCGCCGGAAATATCCATATCACCAACTTTTATTCATTCTCCTCATCGAACTATCCGGAGATATTTCTTAACGACTATGATGCGCGCGTGTTTCTTTCTAATTTCAATAGCACATTTTACACAAACAATGTCCATTGGGCCGAGGTTCAGCGCGGCATCCTGAAACTCAGTAACGGTTATCTGTACTTGCAAGGCCCTCGCTCCGTCTCCGCGATAGCGGAAACACTGGACGGGAATATTCTGGTCGATAGCGTCTATTTTTCCGGTGCGAACGCTTCAGGTCCGCTGATCTCGACGGTAACGAATGGGGCTTATACGACCATTGGCTCCTTGACATTGCAGCCCTCGAACACCTGGACATTTTCATTCGCGGCAGGCACACGGCAGACATTCTATAGTCCGACAACGCGGTTTCAGGGTATCGGCGGATCGAGCATGTACATCGACGGTGTCATACAGTCCGGTCTGACCAGCGGCAGTCCTGGAAACGTGGTGATCGTCGGCGCGGCGGGTGAACAAAAGGCTCTGATATTCACAAGGGCCGCGAATTTGGCCTGGGCGCTGGTATCGGCGACCACGACAGACGATTTCAATGTAATACGTTACGATGCTTCGGGAGGCTTTGTTGATACTCCGCTGAGCATAAACCGGACGACTGGCGTTGTCAGCGCGTTGAAGCTGGTGCCCGTATCGTTCGGGATGAACTCTCCGGCGGTCGGGCGGCAGACCGTCACGGGTTCGCGCGGCGGCAACGCGGCGCTGGCGTCACTGCTGACCGCCCTGGCGGCGTTTGGGTTCATAACCGATAGCACCAGCGCATGAACAACAGAACGCAAAACTACTGCCCGGCGTGCAGGCGTTACGTCTTCGTGTGCGATCACTGGATCGTGCCGCCAACGGGTGTCGCGCCATGAGCCAGTCCCTTTACCCCGATCCGCCGACCGACCCCGAGGCCGCCGAGGCGTCGCGCCCGAAAGGTGGTCCCGGCATCGCATCGGATCGTTACCCGCGCGATCTGGACGATTTACACGCGCGCATGGTCCAGTGGTTCGAGGACAGCGAGCGCGCGACCGATGATGGCAGAAAATGGTCGCAGAGGGACAGGGATTACAAAGACGGATACCAGTGGTCATCCGCCGAGAAAGAGGCGCTGAAGCTGAGGGGCCAGCCCGAGGTCACGATCAACTACGTCAGCCGCAAAGTGGAACTTATGTGCGGTCTTGAGAGGAAATCGCGCACCGATCCAAAAGCATTCGCCCGCAACCCTGTCGATGAGGACAAAGCCGACGCCGCGACCCAGGCGCTGCGTTACATGAGCGACGACAACAACCTCCCGCTGATCCGCAGCGATGTTTACGAAAACCTCATGGTCGAGGGCGTCGGCGGGGCCGAGATCGTGCTGGTGGATGACGGCAAGGGCGGCGCCGATATCACGTTCGAACAGGTGCCGTTCGATCGGCTGTGGTGGGACCCGCATTCGCGCCGACTGGACTTTAGCGACGCGCGCCATCGCGGCATCATCGTCTGGATGGACCGCGAGCAAGCCGTCGAAACATGGCCTGATGTCGAGGATCTGATATCCGACACGTTCCAGACGCAGACAGGAAGCTATGGCGACCGCCCGCACGAGATCGTCTGGTGCGACAGCAAGCGCGAGCGCATCCGCGTCGTGCAATGCCACTGGCAGGAGCAAAACGAGTGGTGGGTAGCGACCTATACCCGCGTCGGCTTCCTGGCAGAGCCCACGAAGTCCCCATTTCTCGACGCCAAGGGCAAATCAGCCTGTGGCCTTCGCATGACCAGCGCGCACATTGACCGCGAGAATAATCGTTACGGCATGGTGCGCGACCTGATCAGTATGCAAGATGAGGTCAACAAACGTCGCAGTAAGGCGCTGCATTTGTTGTCAGTCGCCCAGGTGGTGACGGAAGACGGAGCCGTCGCGGACATAGACAAGGCGCGGCGTGAAGTGGCGCGGCCCGACGGCGTGATCGTTGTTAATCCAGGCATGAAATTCGAGATCGACAGGGGCAATGACCTGGCTGTCGGCCAGTTTCAGTTGTTGCAGCACGCGACGGCGGAAATGCAGGCCAGCGGGCCGAACGCCTCGATGTCCGGCACCGATCCGCGCGAACTGTCGGGGCGGGCGATCCTCGCGCAGCAGGCGGGCGGCGCGGCGGCGCACGAGCCGATCGCGGACACGTTACGGATGTGGAACCGCGATTTGCTGTCGATCGCATGGATGGCCGCGCGGCAATATTGGACGGCGGGACGATGGGTGCGGGTGACGGACGACCTTAATTCAACACGCTGGGTTGGGATCAACCAGCCGGTGCGCCTGATGGACGAGTTGGCGGCGCTGCCGGACGACCAACGCGCCCAGGCGATGCAGATGATGCGGCTCGTGCCCGGGGACCCACGGCTTCAGCAAGTGATCCGGGTTGAGAACGACATAACCGATATGGACGTGGACATTACGATCGAGGAAGGAATTGACGTTCCAAGCATTCAGGCCGAGCAGTTCCAGAACCTGCTGCAACTGGCCGGCACGCAGCCGGGCCTGATCCCGCCGGAGATGCTGATCGCCGCATCAAATTTCCGCAACAAGGAAGACCTGTTGAAGATGTTGAAGGACCGTCAGGAGGCGCAGGCGCAGACGCAGCAGAAAGTTCAGAAGATGGCCGAGGACAAGGCCGAGGCCGACACCACGGCGACGCGGGCCAAGGCGGCGGCGGACTTCGCTCTGGCGGAGGAACGCAAGCACGCATCGATCCATCACATCGCCGACACGCATGTCATGCACAACGAGATGAACGCGCCGCCCGACCCGCCATCTGATCCGGGGACGGTCGTGCCGCCGGAGGTTCAGGCCGCGCTGAACGACGCCGATATCAGGGGCAGGCACGCCAAGGCGATGGCGGACGAGGCGCGCGCGGGCGATCTGCGGCAGAGCGCGGTCGAGAGGGTCAACAACATCCTGATCGCGCGCCACAACGCGCTCGCGCCGCCTGAACAGCCGGGGACAGCATGAGCAGACCAAGGGTGGGTGCCGTGATCGCGGCGATGGATGTGTTGCTGACAAAGCGGCAGATCGCTGTTGTGAACAACCGAACGCGGGGCGGTTCGAGCAAGCTAGAAATCATACGCGAGTTTCTGAACGTAGGCATCCAGGCATACGAAGCCGAGGGCGTTTTTTTTCGCCAAAAGGTGAACGCCACATTTGAACAGTCCAACAAACTACAGCGCCACATCGGCGACGCCATCATCATGCCAAGAGGAGCGGCCTGATGTCTGAGACACCATCCCAACTCGACGCATTCCTGAGCAGCGGCGCCCAGCCCGAGGCCACTGAGACGCCCGCGCCGGAGCCGTCGAAGGCGGCGCCAGAGGCCGCGCCGGACAGCGGAGGCAGTGGCAGCAAGGACAAGCCGCCCGCTGCTAAGTCGGCCCCGGAGCCGGACGACGACGCGGACCCTGGTGAGCCGGAGCCGGGGCAACCCAACGTCCCGCGCAGTGCCTACGAAAAGGAACGCCAGCGCAGGCAGGACTGGAAATCGCGCGCGTCCGCCGCCGAGGCCGAGAAGGCCATGCTCCTCAAGCAGCTTGAGGAAGCACGCAAACCGCCACCAGCCGCCACACCGCCCGCCATGTTGGAGCCGATCGACCCGGCGCGCGACCCCGAGGGATATACCAGGCGCGTGCGCGGAGTCGTTTTGAACGAGAGACTAAACACATCCGAAATGATGGCTCTCGACAAGCACGGGAAGGAAGTCATCGACGCCGAGACCGAGTATTTCCAGCGGCGGACGCAGGCCGATCCGCGACTGTGGAACGAGTTATACAGCAAGCCGCACCCATACCAGTGGATGATCGACAACAACGCCACGGCGCGGCTGCACGAGGAGATCGGCACCGATCCGGCGGCTTATCGGGCCAGGATAGCGGCTGAAGAGCGCGCTAAGTGGGAAGCCGAGGGTGGCGCGGGGCCGCGTGTATCGCCCGCGGCGGGGCTCCCTCCGTCTTTAGCCAGTGCCCGCAGCGCCGCTCCACGAGGCACCAACGGATTTTCCGGGCCACCTTCGCTCGCGGATATCCTTACGAGACCGCAACGGCGTGGCTGACCTCGCGACCATCACCGCCATCCTCTATGCCGCGCGCCTGCAACGCCGCGTGCCTGAGTCGGTGGTCGAGAAACACCGGACTATCGCGGAATCGTATGCCGATGCT